GTTTTCTAATCATCTCAGCTAACATTGGATAAGGACTATTTTCCACTTTATTTTTTTTCTTTTTCACAGTTCCGCCATCAGCATAACTTACTGTATTAGGATTTTGCATATTAGCAGCAGGAAATGGTTGAGACGGGGCGGTGGGGTAAGGTACATTACCGCTCATCATATTAGACAATACATTCCCTTGAGCATAAGGATTCTGTGGCATTTGATTAAGATATTGATCTGCATACGGATCTGCATTTGTATTTAATGGCATAACCGTATTTTGATAACCATTATTAAATCTTGTATCAAACATTTTGACCCTCTTCTGTATTAGATTCATTATTAACAATTAAATAGACGACCTTCGCCCATTCTTGCCAATCCTTAAAGTTTTCTTTTTTAACTCCTTGAGTAATAGAAAATGGAGAAGGAACACCGCTACGTGTAAAAACACCAGTTCCAACTACCGCAGCTCCCCATTCTTGCCATTTATTCTCATCTTGTAACAGAGGCAAAAACGCATTAGGGCGATCAGCTACTAAAGCAGCCGCCCAATTGTTTAAAGTTATATACTCTGGCCAAACAACTAACATTATCTTGCATCCCCCATACCGAGTAATAGTATTATGTGCCCAACTTCAAAATCATCTACTGACCTAAATGTAAGACTCATATTACGCCCCTGAACTCTCATATCAAGTTTCGCTGAATTTCCTGCAAATGGCACCGGGGCACTGGTAACTACTGGACTTTGAGCATATTCTTGCGTATTAACTAGAACTTCAAATCTATCTGGCTCCCCCTGTACGATTACAAAATCAGGTTCTATTCTTTGCAAATCTACCCATCTATTAATGAATTGAGAGGGCGTTGCACCTCTGTTTGGTTTAGGTGGAAATGCTACCCATGAAAATATAGGAGTAGTAAAAGATGCAGGTATTCGGGCAATAGCGATAGCACCTGCATCATTTGGATCACTTGCCTCATGTTGCACCACTCCGAGTTCATGTCTCCAAATATTTCTGACATTGCCAGGATTAACAAGAGACTGTCCAAAGGTACACATAAAGCCAAAGTCAGGAGAAAATACCCCGCCGGTTCTAGAAATAGCCGTATCGTACCAAAAGTTCTCTCTTTTGTTATAAACAATGGCTCTTGAATTATCCCCAGGAGCTCCCTTTACTGGATAAAACCACCATATTTCACCATATTTTGCGTTCTTTACGCCAAAAACTTGCTGACGTCTTTCCATATCTATATTATCGTAAAAATAATTTAGATTCATTCGGTTCTCCATTTCCTGAACGATGCCGTTATAAACAAAGAATCTATCAGTCCCAGGCCAGAAAAATAGCCCGTCATACTCAACTACGCATTTACTAGATAAAATAGACGAGCTGGTAGATATCGTATCACTTTTAAAAAGTACGGCGTCACCCCCTACGTTTGTCACTCGTACTACAGAGGATAATGTCCAAAAAAGAAGAGAAGGACTATTAGAACCGCCCCGAATTGGACGACCATAAATAACTTTGTCATTTGATATTGTGAAAGCCCCGCTATCTGCTCCTGCAAAAACGAAAGGATTAGCTGATTGGCTATATTGAACCAAACCATTAGAGCCGTATAAAAAAAGATAAGGTGCAGCAAAACATAAACCGCCATTAATTAGAGGATTGGCTCCCTGGAGAACATCACGGGCAGCCTCAGCGCCACTAAGTGCTTGACTAATTTCTATTGCATAAAAGCTAGATGCAGAATTTTGGGCTATATCAAGCGCATTATTAGTTCGCATGAATACTACGAAAGCTCGGCTAGATCCTCTATCAATAACAGTTTCCGACTCCCACATGGTTGGTGGACGATTAGCACCCCCCCCTAAAGGCCTCGAGTCTACATATACCCAAGCAGGGGAATTAACTTGCGCAGTGATTCCTCGTTCACTACAAAACAAAATTAAAATTCCCCCGCGTTCCCAAGGAAAAATTGTTAAATTAGTAACTCTTATATGGGGCCTCAAAACACAAGCCCCTTTCATTCCTCCTATCTTTTTAACTTTTCCCCGTTGAAATCTAATCCATTGTCCATTAAGGCAATACTCAGATTGAAACTGAGTGCCGTCTCTTTGAATACCAGGGCTATATATTAATGGGTAAAGATTAGCTGTCATTAGTCTTTATCCCTCTTTGAAACACGATCAGTGTAGAGTTTCTGCGCATCTTTGTTTACACTCTGCAAAGCACGACTATATAAAGCTTCAAACACCGGCACACGCTCATCGTCTTTTAAAAATGGAATTGTCTCAAGCAGGCAAGCGTATAAAAGTAAACTCGGATATCTTAAAGTTAAAAAGTTTGTAGGATTTCCCGCATCAAATAAAGGTAGCCCAAGATAAATCAATTGCATTGGATATGCATAATCAGGGGTAGGCGCAAAGAAAAAATTATTATACCCCAAAGCATTGGCATAAAATTCAGGTGTTGATGTAAGAGTTGCCTTTGGCCAATAACTTCTGCAAAACTCTAAACTTCTTAACAATAAAAAAGAGCTGGGAGCTGGATTTAATCTATTATCAGTTATACTTAAGCTAATCGTTTCTTTCCAATTCGCAGGCTTTGCTAGTGATGGATTGTTTGCTACCAAGTTTCCGTTTAAAACTATTTCAAATCCTATACTTTTTGCTTCTGAGTGAATTCGATTCATTCCTTGATTAATAAAATCAGGGATCTGGTCAATAAAAAATTGATCGGTCCTATTTGAGTAATTTTGTATTTGAAGACGTAGAGAGTTATAATCCATTTATTCCTCCCTTTCTTGGGCACGTTGTAGCTCTCTATTTAATGCTACTGCTGAATAACCAGTTACATCTTTTATGCGTTTGTTTAGAGGAACGACGCTTACTAAATTAGGCCTTTTTGCATATTTAAGAGCAAGATCTATGAATTTTTTATCAGTGAGTAATTGAGTCGCAATAGCTGTAGAAGTCACAGCCGCTATTGTTGTTCCCGGAGCAACGTACAAACTCGGTAATGCCCCTAAAAGACTTGCTGTAGCGGCAGTTCCCGATGGATTGGGCACACCTCTATTTTTAATGGCCATAGCTCGTGCCACGACCCCTAATTTCTCAATTTTAGCAAGTGTTTCTGGAGCTACTTGTTTTCTTATGCCGTTCAATTGATTTGGCGCATGAATCCTCTTAGAAAGAGCTGCGTAGCCTAACTGATCGACGCTCGGGTTAATGCTTCCACCTAATAAAAGTTCGAGGTCTGCCCTTTTTGCCTTGCTCGCAAACAACGCATCGGCCTCTGACATCTTTTTATACCACTCAGGATTAGTTTTGCCATACGCCGCAAGGTCTTCTCCAATACCATGATGCACGTTTTTAAGTTGCTCTTGAACTCCTTTGAACTCATCCCAGTCCATATTAAGGCTTTTTTTCTGGTCTATAAGGGCTTGAACCCTAGCCTCTTGAAGGGGCATTTTTAAATTATTACTACGTCCGCCACCTACAAGCCCAGCATCTAGAGCTTCTTGAGCAGTCATTCTGGCAGGTCCTTCGTACGGCGCAATTAAGGATGATTTAGGTTCTAGTTTATTTTTTATCTTATCACGCCTCTTCATAAGAGCTATTTCTTGGCTACTTGGCGAAAATGATTCTGTTCCAATCTTATCAAGAGCCGTTTTTGTGCCTACAGGTAAGACCTTGGCATCAGTTGGCAATGCGCGTATTCTTTCTGCGTACAAATCATTAATTAATTCTCTTACTTCGGGCGTGTTTTTAGGTCCTACTTCTTCGTATATTCTTTCTAAGGCGTCTCTGGTTTGAGCTTCGGCCTCCTTATATTTTTTTCCTAACTTATCGCCAAAATAAGGGGTTTTGCCTATATAAGCATCGGCTAAACTGGTCAGTTTTGAATTTGTTAAGGCAGCGGTGGGTAAATCAATTCCCAAATCTCTAGCTGCTTGAGCAGCTTCTACATTCAAACTTTTAGGACCTAATCCCATTATCTTATGGCCTACTTTAGTCGCCGTTTCAGGAATCTTTTTAAAAGCACTATAAATATTCTTAGGGTTAAGTTTTGGGGCGAGTATAGAAGCACCAATATCGGCGGCTAATTTAGGAGTTCCTGCTTCTTGAGCAATACCGCTAGTTGCTCCGATACCAGCACCTATGCCCGCGGTCTTACCAACTTTGCTAAATTTATCTAACAACGAAGCTCCCTTTGCAAGTTTGTTTACTTGCGAAAAAGGAAGGCTATTTAGCCCAAAATCTAACCCCTCATAGGCCACTCTTTGCGCTGCATTGCTTGGACGAGGCTCTATATCTATATACGGCCTCACACCTTTTTGTATTGATTCAGTTGATGGTATTAATTGCGCGTAATTAGTTTGCCGCGCATTCTCATCAACACGTATATTCGGGGGGTTTTCTCTTCCTTTACCGTATGTACCCATACCATACATACCTACTGGCGCACCATACATTTTGTTGCCGGCATTCGTCATAGCTTCCACGCCCCTTGCTGCTAAATGAGGTAATCCAGCTATTTCGGTTGCAAATTTACCGACCGCTTTTTTTGGAAGTTGCCACCAAGCATCTCCACTTTCGCCATGAAAACCCTTAAGGTGATTTACTAGAGGATTCTCTTGTTCCTTTGAAGTAGGCATAACTCTATATTTAGCATATTTGCTATCTAACGACTCTCGTGGACTTTGTGTTTTGTACTTATCGTATTTACTCATTACTGCCCTATAGGGGTTAAACCGTCATTAATGGCGTCCTCGACTTCATCTCTGGGAATAGAGTATTGTTGACCACTTTGATCCTGCATGAGTATAAAATTTTGGCCGCTTTCTCCTGAATTTATATCGATATCTTGACCTTGAAGAGCCATATTTTTCATCTCATCTACATCATTAGGATCTATACTGATCCCTAAATCAGCGCTTAGTTTCGCCGCTTTGTAGTAGGTATCCATCTCTTTATTGATAGATCCCATTTTCTCTTTTATGGTTTCATAATCATCGTGTTTTATATCAGGAAAATTCGGCTTTAAACGATCGTACATCCCCTGACCTAATTTACCACCACCAGCTTTAACAGCTTCTAAAACAGCAGTTAGATTACCCATCTTTGCAGCTAAATCTTTTCTAGCCGCAGTCTCTTTTTGAAGAGTTTTTTTATTACTAAATTGACCAAAAAAATCCTTTACTGGATTAGTTATTCCCGAATAGCCTCCAATTGGTTGGAAGGTATTATCTTTTGTAAGTTTTTCTAACTCATCCCAGCTTTTATTAATTTCTTTGACAGCTAAGTAAGTATTACCCGCCTTTGTTTTAAATTTATTAGCTTGTCTTTGTTCTATTTTATCTAATGGACGGAAAGATTGACCCTTATAATCTATTAATCCATCTTGCAAAGCTCCGCCGGAAGTCCTAGCATTAACCCTAGAATTCATCATATCATGAGCACGTCTTTGCTCTCCAAGCTGCGCTTCCGCATGTTGTCTTTTCCAAGCCCTTTCTTCCTCTTGAGACTGTCTATTTTGTTCTGCGGCCTGATAAGCTAACATCTGATTAGCAAGAGCGTTATTTTGAGTTAATGCTGCATCTTCTGCATCATCATGCGCCATTATTGCAGGTGACAAAGCTCTTCCGACTGAACCAAAATTATTCCAAAAACCTTTTTGTTTAGGTTGCTGAGCTATATTATCGCCAAAAGTAAGCATTGACCTTCTAAGAGCTTTTTCCTGCTGCTTATCGGTCATCCCAAGAGAATCTCTTGCGCTTGAGATGGCTTTATTAATTCCGCTATCAAAAGGGTTATATGGAGCTTGCTGTTGTGGTGCTTGCTCCATATTCTGATTTGGTTGTTGCTGACTTTGTAAATAATTTAAAACTGCTGGATTCATTTTAATCTTGGCTACCACAAGTTGTTGTTCTGTCGTCATCTATCTCTAATCTTCCTATTGAACACGCAGAAAGAAAAAAGCATAGAACGAAGAATGATATAAATTTGTTCATATATTTAAGCGACCGTTACTGTTACCCAAGCAACGTTTGTGCGAGCTTTAAACGTATTAGCGGTAGTGTTGTAATATATAAAACCGGCTATCTCATTAGCAGGTACTTCAACTGCCG